ATACAAGCAAGGCACCTTCATCTTGAGGGCTAAAGCCAGTGCCAGAGTGGACTTTCCCACACCTGGAGTACCTGCCAACATAGAGACTTCTGCTCTGCGTAAAATTATTTTGTTGTTATCAAATGCACGGAACACAGAGGGCAACGGTTCGCCACCAATGTCTGCTCTGCCTACTGAACGGACAAGAGTTCTCATCCTTTAGTCTTCTCAATATCTTCTAAAGCAGCGTTGTATCCATCTTTGTAGCCATCAACGTATGCTTCTTGTAATAAATACTTAATTGTTTTTTCCATTTGTATCTCCCGTCTTAAGTTGGAAGAGGGGTAAATATCTTCCCCTAATAAATACCCCTCTACCAATTCTAGTTTATGTCAATGTCTAACCATTGACTGGTGAGCATTGCCCTTGGTCTTGTGGTTGCTGACAAACCCACATCCGATATGGCTTGCCGTTCTTCTTCGAGATTCCCGATAGGAACTTTCGCTCCCCGTGTAGACACGTTGGCGTGGTACCTGATGCTTCCGCTGTCGGGGCGGTTACGAAGGTAGGAGTTGCTTGCTGCGCGGGAGTTGAAGTAGGCGTTCCCAAAGGGGCTGCCACACCTGCACCATTTAGCATTCTTCCTGTTGCTGCAATCTGTGTTGAGTAATCAGAGATTCCCTCTAGCAATACGCTGAGTTCATCTGCAGTATTAGCGCGGACATTTACCATATCCCCACCATTGGTCTTGTATGAGACCTGTAACTTCCAATCTTCTGCCATTACTTGTCCTCCTTCTTTAGGCTAGGAAAACCTAGTGCTTCCCTTGCTTCATCTTGTGTAATGAGTTTCATTTCAAGTGCAACCAACACATCCTGTGCTGTTAGCGTACTTACTTTGTGCATTTATTTGTCCTTCGTGAATTGGCAATGTTCTGTGAGTCCACAGAAATTGCACGATTGTAGGTTCGGTAGAAATATACCAGCCTTGCGTGCTTTGTCAAAGCCATCAACAAAGTATTCAAGCGTGTCCTGTGTATACCTACTTAGGTCAATCATCTCTCCTGTCCCCGACTCACGAGACATCCAGTAGTTTCCTAGATTGACTTCAACACCCAGCATCATCTCGACTCCTATTTTGTAGAAGCCCAACTGAAGGTCAGACTGAGGACGTGCACGAGAGGTCTTCAAATCAACGATAACTAACTTACCGTCGACCTCAAAGATTCTATCGATGAACATCTTCACTGGTACTCCAGCGATGACTGGGTTTAACTCTAACTCGATAGCCTTGGCACCCTGAGGTGTTGTCCAAAGTTTCCAGTTAGGGTTGTTCTTGCGCCATAGGATGTAGTTGTCAGTCCATATGGAACCTTGTTCGTACCACCAAGCAGCATCTTCCTTGTTAGGGTTGAGTTTAGTTGCTCGTCCTGCTACTCGTGCAGTGGTGAAGTCAAGACCTTCGGTCTCCTTACGCCACGCTTGTTCCCATAGTGGGTTAGTTGTCATAGTCATACAACTCTGCTGCTAAGTGAAATGCTCGTCCGCCTGCTGACCAGATAGATGGTTCCTCTGGTACTTGAAGTAATCTACCTAGGTAGTACTGATATCCACAGGTCAGGTAAGTGGTAAATGCTGAGTAGGATATATGTGCTGGCAGTTCGTAACTGTCCAATTTAATCATCGACTTCTCCTGTCTTAAAGTTGTTACATAGTCCTCCCTTAGAGGACAGGAGGGTACTCGATAAGGGAGAACTATGTAAATCTATTTAGTTATTATTATATAATTATATATATAATATCGGCGCTTCGCGCCTTATATTAATTAATATTAATAATTAATAATCTGAGTATACACACAGGCAACCTGACTGTAAGTTAGCGACACGCCGATGACCCTACAGAAATGACAAAAAGACCCCCAAGCCATAGGTAATCCTATGACCTGAGGGTCTAAGTGTCTTAAAACCGCCTTGGAAGGCGTATGAGGGGTACTACTTTGAACCGCGACCAAACTCTGTAGCCGATGGGTCTAGCCACTTGAGTAGTGGACCAGCGAAACCAGTCAATGCTGCCATTGCTAGTGTCTTAAGGTCCGTCTCACCAACAAGGTAAAGTGCTACCGCAGCAGATGCTGCAGCGCGGAACCAAGTAAGTGTTAGTTGTTTGAATTGTTCCATTGTATCCTCCTAGGGGATTAGGCTTTTGCACCGTGCACTTTGCAACAGGTACAAACTTCGGTCTTGTATGCCTTCTTCGCAGGGATAGGGATTACCCTTGCTGCTATCTGCTTAACAATCTTTGGCTGGTTGAGCCACCAAAACCAAGGGCTTGTGTCCTTGGATAGTTCTGGCTTGATGGAAATATGAAGATGCTTATTGTGCTGATTGCTACCTGTGTACTTACGGTTGCCTTCCTTAGCACGAGCCTTTGACCAAATCTTTCCCTTGAAAATCAGGTACTCAACTCGTGCATCTTCTTTCAACTTCTCGAAGATGTCACCGCAATCAATGCCGTGCTTAGGGTCGTGAGTTAAATCAACTGCTAACCCTGTGTTGTGGTCAGAGTTGGGATTCTGACGTATATGCGCTTGGGAAGGAAGGAGTCCATCGCTGGCTTTCATACGCAATGGTGCTATCGCTGTGGCTTGTCGAAGGACAGCAATAGCGGCAGGCGTGGCTTTCTTTGCAACAGGTTTCATTATTCTCCATCTTTCTTTTCCTTTGGCTTTGACTTTAATCCGTTTCCTGCAAGTACGCCAGCAAGAGAACCAGTAAGAAACACGCACAAGGTACTAACAAGGTCAATAAATGCAGCATCGTTGGGTGCCTGTTCTCCTAATGGTTGTGTAATAAATAGCAACGCATAGAGCAATCCAAATACGGAACCAGCAAACACAATGGCTAGTATGATTCCGATAGTTACAATCAGTCTTGCGTGTAAATCTTCGGGTGTAAATTTATTTCTTTGGCTCATCTAATACTCCAGGCAAAATGTCTTTGGTACAAGTACCAGTGGGGATACATTGAGGTGGGTTACACTCTGGCTTACTCCAGTTTTCATACTCTTGACAGGGATAACGAACCCAGCCCTGATACCCGCAGCCGCTAAGAGTTATTGCGAGTAAGAAGAATGCGATAAATCTCTTCAACTTGTCGCTCCAATCTTGACACTGAATCCTTCATACTCGAACCACCATTGGGCTTAAGTTCATATAGGAAATGTTTTACTAACCATCTAACAGATGCAGCAAATGCTGACACGATTGTTAAGATAGATATGATTAAAGCAGCCCAGTCTGTGGCGGTCATTTGCGCTCCTAAGAGTTATACGGTACGGATAGTGATTTGTAGTACGCCACCAAAGCCATCAAAGCGCTTGTCTGGTGGGGTCAAACGGGTGAACGTAACTTGTTCGATAACAGCCTGACGAGATTCGCCAGTTGTTAGGTCTTGCCAGGTAATAACATCTCCGTTGCCTTCGATGTCTTCAAGTAAACGAATCTTGTCAAAGGCTCTGCCTTCGTATCCAAGTAGTACGTTGTAGCGGTCAGTCTCAATGTCATAGCAATAGACAGGGAACTGCATCACACGCTGACGCGGAGTAGCAATCGTTGACTTTGCTTGGTAACCCTTGAACTGTGGACCCTTGCTTGGGTCTGTTCCATCTCTGTACATAATAAACTTATAAGCCAAGTACTCTTGTGCTACAGCAGGAGATGATGTTGTTACCTCTGGCGCACCAACTGCTGCGTCATAGGAGATAACGTCATACTCGACACCATTCTCATCAACAGTATCTAGTGTCATAGAGCCGTAGGTGAAGTTACCTCGACCTAGCAGTCGCTTAAAGTTCTTCTTCTCAAGAGTGTTGTAGCGAATGTTGCCAGTCTTCAAGTAACCAGTAGGAGTTAGTTCAGTTAAATCTTCAGTATAAATACTTCCAGTTGTTGCAACAATCGCAGCAGCAGATGTCACTGCTGTAGATGTTACGTTGGTTGCAGCCTTTGTGTATGTAAATGTAGTGGTAGTTGGCACTGTTGCTACTGTGTACTCACCATTGAATGTAGCATCGACACCTTCGACCCAAATGGAATCGCTTACCGCTAGGTTGTGTGCTGCGCTTGTGGTCAGTGTTGCCACGTTGCTAGTCAATGCCTTATTAACAATGGTACCCGCAGAAGTAGCAGATGTAGTAAATGCTAACTGCTCAGTGCCATTGACGAATGCACAGCCAGTAGTAATATGGTTTGTTACACCTGGGTAGTAGATATCATTTGCGTATGCAAAACGCAGTGGTTCTATCTGCGTTCCTAGGTCAAGACGGATAACTCCAGGCTCACCAGAAACAGAGGTAGCGCACCACACAAAGCGGTCACGTGCTGCAAAGTCATAGCAAGGCTGGCTTGTTTCCACAATGAGTGGACCGTAGTTGATTGAACCATCGACATCTGAGACAGTTGCTGCTCGGATACCCTTGTTGGTACCAATCATCATAAAGCCTAGGTAGTAATAAATCTTGTGGCAAATCTCGCCCACTGGTAGTTCTGCAGAAACAACTGCTGATGTCAGAGTTGGCATAACTCCAGCAGTAGAGAGTGTGAACTTAATAATTGTTGACTGAATGCCGTTGTATCCAGCAACATAGATAGCAGAACCTGATGCTGCAATAGATGTAAATACGTGACTAGAAGATGGATGTGTATAGACAGCAGTTGGCATAGCCACTGCAGATGATGAGAACTCATACACCTTGTTGTCAGCACACATAACAATACGTTCTTTGACATACTCCATAGTTGCGTTAGCAACAGTTCCTACTTCATCAAACATCTTTGTAACGTCTGCAGTAGAAGCAGAGGTGCCAGTCAGAGGCTTCTTGTAAACAGTCTTTTTGGTTGATGTATTAGTAATCCAGAATGCTGTTGTACCATCATCACAGATTCCATACACAGCACTATCGGTCCCAGCGTTGTAATCAATAAAGTGAATAGGTGCTGAACCTGGAACAATCTTGTCCACATCATATTCATCCCAAAGCAATACACCTTCGGTGTTGTTAAACTTGATAGAACGAACAGACTGAAATGGTCGCCCGTCTGTGCGTATGCGACCAGTAGTAATGTGGTTTGGCTCTACATTATTAAGTAGAGTTACCTCACCCTGCTTGAATACATCCACACCCTTGCTGTCTGCAAAACGATAATGTCCAAACTCGTCTGCAGTTTGAGGGTCGAAGTAAACAATACCTGTACCGCCGTGGAAAGAAGACTGTGAACGAATCCACCAGCCAGTTAGAGATTGCTCTCCTGGTTCTGTCTGGTTATCAAACTGTTCTTTACGAAACGGTGCTGTCTGTCTAACATATGGTCGTGCATCATTGATTGCATAGATGAATGGGAGTCCACCGATTGCTACATCATAATTGATGTCAGTGTTCTGCCAGATTGCACCGTCGGAAACGATACCAATATCAGTTGCGATGGCTCGCGTTGGACGACCTTCGGTAATATCACGACCAGCCACTTAGACTCCTTAGGGTTTGTTTTGCTCTATTTCTTTCTTTAATGTTTGCCAACTCCAGTAGAGACCGTAGTAATCTACGTCTAACGAGAATCGTTTCATATGTCGTACTAGCGCACCTGTGTGTGCGTATAATGGAATGCCTGCATCTTTGAGTTTGCGGAAGAACACAATGTCTTCTCCAACATACTTATCGCCTAATCCTTCTTGCTCTGCAAACAATGACTGGTCTGGGTACTTAGCACGTAGTGCTGGTATCACAGACTTATGCATCAATGTAAATCCAAGACCTGCTGAGTCAACTGGTATTACTTGATTCTCAGGTAGTGGATGTACGTGGCGTAAAGTGTGCTCATCTACATTGTGGAACAATGCAGGAAACGGTTGGGCTAGTGTGCCTTCGTTCTGCTTGGAGATAAAATAAGTTCCAGTTATTACTGGCTTACCAATCTTGTCTGCTGCATCCCATACCTTAGTTAGTACGTGGATATCCATTACGATATCTGAATCGACCCATAAGAGCCAATCAGTTTTAATCTGGTCTGCCCAGTAATCAAAGAGTACTTGGCGCTGTCTTCCGATTTGGTTGCCTTGCACTCGCATACTGTGTGTAATCTCAATACCATTAGCAGGAGCCTGGAGGGCAATGGAAACCATACCCTCTGTGAACTTGCCATCTGTATTGCCGTTGTCACACCAGCCTAGTGCTACTGTTCCCTTGTTTACTTTAACCATTGCGTCCCCTGCTTTCTTTACTTAGATAGTGCTGCGATTTCTTCTGCAGTTAAACCTAGTGCTGCTAACTTAGCGTTTGCTGATTCCTTAGCAGCCTGTGTTGCCTCTAGTTCTGCAATGCGTGCTGCTTCTGCTGCTGCTCCAGCGATTGCATCTGCTTCGCGCTGAGCAATTTCTTCTGGTGTTAGTGGTAGTTCTGCGACTGTTCCTGTTGAGCAGTCAACTACGATTTTAGTTAGTGTGTCTGACATTGTATTTCTCCTTAGTTGTTAGGACTTGCTGATTCCGTAGAGGGTTGCTGTTGAGTATTCGGTAAAATTTCCATATTCATTGTTAAAACTAATTTGATTTATTGCAGATGTGCCAGTCCAAATACCAGCAATGAAAACTTGTAAAGCAATTCCACTATTATTCACACCAGCAGTTTCTTGAGAATAAGATTTTTGATTTGAGCCAGCATAATTAGGAAAATAAAACTCATCACTTCCAAAAAGATTTGCTGTTGCTGCACTTGCTGATGGATAGCCGCCATACAGATAAGTTAATCCTGTGTTGCCATCTGAGCCAGTACCAGTTCCCGAACCTGAATAGCCGTATAATCTTGTGGTTGTATATCCTGAAGTTGCTCCATTTAATCGCGTTCTTATGAGCGCATAAGGGTCATTATTTGAACCACGCAAAGATAGTTTTACGCATAAATCAGTGTATGTTTGTGGGATAGAAGTGAAGTCAATGCTACTAGTCCCGCCTGAGCCTACTGTAACGGATGCAATTTTTTGAAATGTAACTGGCATAGTTAAGCCGCCTTAATTCCGTATAGAGTAAAAGTAGAACCTACATCAAATGTAACTCCTGATATTTTGAAAGATGTAATTGCAGCAGTGTTACGCCATAGAGTAGCAGAGGCTCTTGTTTGCCCCCCCGCACTATTGCCACGGGCAAAAACAGTTTTGAAAGTAGTTGTATTAGAGTAATTTAGAAAATGAAATATGTTGTTACATTGAGTACTATTGCTTAATCCGATGTTTACTCCAGTATCGTTGGAGTTTCTGTCGCTTCCTGCCACACTTCCTGTTCCATAAACTTTTGTATGAGAGTAATTTGTTCCTGTGTCACCATTTATTTCACCTAAATAAACTCCAGCCAAACCACCACTAGAAGTGTTAGTTATTACTAAAACTAAATCAGTATAAGTTGATGGTATTGATGATAGAGTAACGCTTGATGCCGTACTTCCCAAGGTAGTAGTTGAAATTGGTTCATATGTTGCTGGCATTTGTTACCCCTTAATTCCGTATAGCGCAAATGATGAGTATTGACCGATTGTGCTATCACTTAGAATATCAATTCGTGAAACTGCCGTAGTACTTCTCCACGCTCCTGAGAACAGACCAACAA